TACCACCAGACATTAATGCTCTATTTAATGGGTCTTGTGCTAAAGCAAACGCGGCATCTAATCCAGGATTCGCTTCAGGTAAAGGTGTCGGGAATGCAGCAGGATCAATTGGTGCCATACCCCCACCTCTTCTACGCATTGATTTTTTCCCTCCTTTATGATTTTTTTTGCAAGATTTTCTTTTAACAACCATTAATATATATAAAATAATATTAAATTTTTCTTTTCAAGCATTTATTATCAATTTCTAAAGTTTTACATTTTTTTTCATGAGGAACTATTTTAATTATACATTTTGCTTTTTTTCCATATAATGGTTCTGTGCATCCTTTTTCTTTCTTTTTTGTTTTATTAAATTTAAATATTTTTGGCTTTTCAATACTACATCTTGCTCTAAAGTGTTCATATCTTTCTCTCACATCACAATATTTTAATCCAGATTTTTTATTCAACATTTTATTAACTAATTCATGTAATTCATATACATATCTTGAAAATGTTTCTCTGTCTTTCATATGACATTCTTTTATAGGATGAGCTTTAAAATTATTTTTTAAATTTATTCTACAATATTTACATGGTAATGTATATTGTAAGTTTTTAACAAATTCTTTATAATAATGTTTATTTTCTTTACTGGGTTCTACAGGATAATTAAAACTCATAGTGTGTAAATAATGCCACATACTTGCCCCCCAAACACTAGTTAACATACCATCACCACTATTATATTGTTTTTTTGTAAAAACTCTTTTTTTAATTTTAGGATTTTTTTTTCTAGTTTTATTCATATTATTATATTATAATAATATTATTATTACCAATAATAGTATTATAATTATTTTTTTATTTTTAATAAATATTCATAAAATAATTTATCATTCTTGAAATCATTAATATTAATAATATGTAAATTTCCAGAACTATCTCTATAAATCATATTATTCGTTATACATTATTTTAACTTTATATTATTATAATATATATGTTAGGAGAAATAATAGATTATATTTATGAGAGAAAACTTATAATAGGATTAATTTTATTAGCTTTATTCTTTATTTCAATAGCTATTTATGTTTATTTTAATAATATAAAGCCGGGATTAAATAAACAATTTGTTGAAAATAGAGAATTTGTTCCCGAAGATCAAAATGGAGAGCCAAAAGTAGCTACTTTATATTATTTTTATACAAACTGGTGCCCTTATTGTAAAAAAGCAAGACCTGTTATTAATGAATTTAAAAGTGAAATAGAAAATAAAACTTTTAATAATAATAGAGTAATTGTGAGAGAAGTAGATTGCGAAACTGATAGTGAAACAGCTGATAAATTCAAAATAGAAGGATATCCTACTATTAAATTAGTTACAGAAGATGGAACTGTCTATGATTATGATGCGCGACCTAATGTAGAAACATTAATGCAATTTCTTAATGAAGTTCTATAAATAATTCACTCTTTATCAATACTATTATTAATATTATTATCATTATTAATATTAATATTATTATTTTCAAAAGATTCTAAAAAATTAATACCATATTCTTTGCCTTTATCTAGTAAATATTTTCGATGTTCTTCATTACTATAAGATTTTTTCCAATTAGTAAAATCATCATAATCATTTTTCATTGTTATAATATTTTTTATTTTTTCTTGATTATGTTCATTTGATATCATATATTTCATATTAAAAATAATCTTCATTGTATAATTAATAACATTAGTATTATTATTAATTGCATAATTTTCTTCATCACTCTTTTTACTATAATTAATTGCTAATATTTCATCTTTGTTACATTTTGTTTCATTTAAACAATAATTTAAAGGAAAATTATTACACAATCCACCATCTATATAATATTCTTCATTATATTCAATTGGTTTAAATGCTATTGGAAAGGCAGATGACATTGTAATAGCTTTATATAATTCTAATTCTGGATGTGTTTTATAATTTAAATCAATGGTTTCAAAATAACCATTTTTTATTTTTGAAGTAAAAATATGTAAATCTATATTATTAAATTCATAAAATTCTTTTAGATTTATATTACTATCTAATGAAACACATTTTAATAATGGATTTAATATATCATAAATAAATTTTTCATCAAATATTCCTTTCTCACTCCAAATATTTAATATATTTTCAGGATCGATAGGTTGTAATTTATCCCATGGTCTTTTTAAAATATATTCTTCTATATCATCTAAATTGTAATTTAAAGATAATATTGTTCCTATTAATGATCCAGCTGATGTTGTGTAAATAGTTTTTATATTATCATTATTCCAGAATAATTTTTCTTTTAAATATTTCATAGCACCGAAAAACATGAAACCATTAGGACCTCCACCTCCAATTACTAAATGTTTAATAATCATTTTATTACTATTATTTAACGTATATTTTTAATAACTTTTTTCTATTTTTTATTTATGAATACAATATTTACAGTTGATGATCCTGAAAATTATGTAGATAAAATAGATTTAGATGAATTATATGAAAGAAAGCAACAACATGATATCAATACAACCAATAGTTACAATACTATATTAAATAGAATTCATAATAGAATAAAAACTACATCTCGAAAACAATTAAATGAACATTATTGTTGGTTTGTTATTCCTGAGATGATGATAGGTGTTCCTAGATATGATGTCGCGCATTGTATAACATATGTTATGGATAAATTACAGGATAATGGATTTAGATTAAGATATACACATCCTAATTTATTATTTATATCATGGGAACATTGGGTTCCTGGATATGTAAGAAGTGAAATAAAGAAGAAAACTGGTGTATCGATTGATGGAAATGGAAATCTTGTTGGAGAGAAAAAAGATAGTAATGCTTCCTTTTTTGGAAACAATGGCTCATCTGGAAATAGTAATAATTCAAATAATAGAGCTATTACTTTTAAAGATGAAAAAGAAGAAAATGATATGTTAATGTTTAATACCGGAGATAATATAAATATGAACAATAAAAAGCCAGAAACTAGACCAATTACCTCATATAAACCAACCGGTGGATTAATATATAATAATGAATTAATCAAATCACTTCAAAATAATTTAAATATTAATTAAGTATTTATTGTTTAATAAATTTTATTATATTATCTGTAATTATTGTTCTATAAGAACAATCTGTTATACTTTTTTGATTGCCTTTACATTTAAGATTATTGTTTTTTAACTGACTAAGAATCTTACTACCATAACCATGATTTTGATGAATAACAGGACAACTATTTGTTATATCACAAGTAAAATATTTTTTATCAATACCAACTCCTAACATTATCATATCATGTCTAGTTCCAGCAATTACTAAATTTGGATTTATATTATTTAAAAATGTTGTTTTACTATGTATAACATAATCAATTCCACAGGGGGGATGTATTGAACATTCGTTATACAAAGAATCTAGTTTCTCTATATTTGTAGTTCCTTTGTTTTTTAAATTTATTTTATTAAAAAAATCATCTTTTGATATTTTTTCTAATTTTTTTGGATTATGCCAATCTATTCGGGACCCAACTAATAAATAATTTTTTTCATCTGGTTTTTTATGTTTAAAATTTAAAATTGTAGTAATCATATCTTGAAAGTATATCATATCTGAATTAGTCCATAACATAATATCACTATCTTCAGCATATTTATTTGCTATTAAAAACATTTCATATAAATATGGAACACCTTCTAATGTTTTAATATTTGGTTCATGTATTAAATTGTATTTTTCGCAAATTTCTTTTGTACCTTTATCATTTCCTATTATAATAATTTTTTTTTCAATTCCTTCTAATAATGTCCATGATTTTATAGCTTGTTCTTGACGCCATTCATCATCGCATATAAATGGTTTACACGTAGTAAAAATTACTAATTTCATAATTATATAATATTATTAGAATATCTTTATATTATTATCGATATTACTTATTGCAAGTTATACATAAATGCCAACCTAATTTTTCTTCCAAAATTTTAAACATTTTTTCTGGCATAGAGTTAAACCAATCTTCTTTTATATATATATTATTTTTATAATCCTCTATTTTATATGGAAAAATATGGGTTTGAAAAATATTAATATTTCTAAAATTTTCTAATAGTTTATATACTTGTTCATTTGTATATGTATATGCCAAAGGGCAATTATTTTGTGCTTCATATTGTTCTTCTTCTTTATCTATTAACATTTTTTTCCATGAATTTTCAGCGTAAAGCATTAATTTAAATACTCCATTTGGTTTTAATAATTTATATACATTTTCTATAATTTTTTCTGGATTAGGACTATGATGAATAACTCCAAATGAATATATCAAATCGAATGAATTTAAACCCAAAAAACTAATATCTTCTTCTGCATTAATATTATATAGTTCACCAGATAAACTATATACATTAAAGCGCTGTTTTGTTAATTTTAATGATTCATCTGATAATTCTATTCCTATATAATTTGCACCACTTCTTATAAAATTTACAGCTGCTGTTCCTATACCACAACCAATTTCTAAGACTTTCAGATTATTACAATTAGAAAAATCAGCAAATTTTAAAATATGTGGCTCTACAAAATGTTTTTTACTTTCAACTTCATCAAAATATTCACGCGTTCCTTTTTCTAATTTTGAATGATTTAAATTACAAGGTCTAATATTCCAATAATTTTTTATATCATCAATTGATTTACAAGAGTTTTTATTTTCTGTCATCTATCTATATATATATATATATATATATAGATATATTTAATTGTTTATTTAATATAATATTATTTAAAAATATCTTTGATTAATATTATAATGAAAAATGTTTTATTTATAGGTTCTGAATCTTACGATGGACCTACAATAACTTTAATTGAAGGATTATCTAAACTTGAATATAAAATTTTTGTATATAAAAAGAGTAATATTAATTCATGGTTTTGTAATATTATTATTAATTCGTTAGATAATATTGAAAATAATATAGATTTTATTATAAGTAATCTACATTGGGGAACTAGATGGGATTTATATAATAAAATAAATAAAAAAGTTCCATATATTTTAATTGATGGAGATGACCATAATAATAATAATACATGGTTTAGTAAATATATAAAATATTGTAATAGTTATGGTCTTATAGATAATAATCAAATAAATAATATTGAACCTCATAATTTATTAAGTAAAAGAAAAATGATAAAAATAGAAAATTATAAACCAGACTATATATTTAAAACGCAAAAATTTAATAATGAGGGAAAATATTTGCCGTTTGGAATAAATTTTACTTATCTACAATTAAAAAAAAATATTCCTATCGATAAAAGAAATATAGATATTTGTCATTTTCCTGGTCCTGGTCAATATAGACAAAATATGACAAATTTTATTAATAATAATTTTAAAAATTATAATGTATCAAATAAATTAATTTATGGAAATATGGTTGTAGACAATAATATTAAAACATTTTGCGAAAATGATAATAATATACATAGTTGGCATAGATGGAAGACTTGTGACAAATATTTTGATACAATAAATAATTCTAAAATTTGTATTTATGTTCCAGCTCCTGGAGGTTGGGATTCTAAAAGACCTTGGGAAATAGTTTCACAAGGAACTATTTTACTTTATTTTAAAACGCATGGTTTAATTGATCACGATTATCCATTAAAGCAATTAGGTGATTTTTTTCAATTTACTACAAGTGAAGAATTAATTAATAAATGTAATTTATTATTAACTAATAAAGATTTTTTAAATGAAAAAGCAAAAGAATGTTATGAAAATGCACAAAAATATTTTATGCCAGAACCGATTGCAAAATATTTTTTATCAAAAATTTTTTAATAATTAAATAATTACTTACTTAAATAATTACTTACTTAAATAATTACTTACTTAAATAATTACTTACTTAAATAATTACTTACTTAAATAATTACTTACTAATTATAATATTAAATATGAATTCGAAACAATTACATTTTTATTCTCAAAATATGGAAGATTATTTTTTATATAGATATTATCTAAATAAATATGTTTCTGATGGTATTTATGTTGAATTGGGTGCTCAAAATGGATTTGAAAATTCCAATACACTTTTTTTAGAAAGAAATTTAGGTTACAAAGGGTTACTTATTGAACCTGCCCCAAACCAATTTAATTTATTAACTAAAAATAGGAGTAATAATTTTTGTGAAAATTATGCAGTACATATAGAAAATGGAACAAAAATGTTTCTTGGAAATAATGCATGTGGTGGATTAACACATACAATGGCGGAAACACATAAAAATAATTGGCATAAAAATCAAAGAGAATATATGGTGCATACTATACCTATTAAAAATCTTTTTAAAAAACATAATATTAATTATATTGATTTCTTTAGTATAGATGTTGAAGGAGGGGAAGAATTAGTTTTAAAATCAATGGATTGGACAATACCAGTATTTATAATTTGTATAGAATTAGATAACCAAATAAAGAAAAAGATACAAGATGTAGAAATATTTTAATTGAAAATAAATTTGAATTTTTAATAAGAATGAATAATAATGAATTTTTTATAAATAAAAATTATTTAAGAGCATCAAAATTATATGATACAAAAAAAATTAATAGTGAAAAAGTTCATCATCCCAATAATAAATGCTGGCATACACGATTAAATTTCAAAGAAATATTAGAAGATTTTGATAGAAAATTTTTAGCTAATAAGTAACTATTTTTTAATCCATTTATTATTAACTAAAATAGTTTCATCGTTTTTATTGTAAAAGTAATCATTTTCATCTACAACAGCCCCAACATAAGGACCACAATCTTTAGGAAATTTAATACTATTATCATTTCTTAAATTATAAGAATAGTGATTTTTAAATATTGGAAGTAATTTATCTTTTAAAAAAATTTCATCACTATAAAATGGGGTATTATCTTGAATTATATAATTCATCATTTCTTTTATATCTAATTTTTTTGCATTTACAATTCTATTATCTCTATATTTATTATCTATTAAAGTATAATTTTTAAAAGTTGTCATACCACCACGAAGTAAAGGTTCTTTTTTATCTCTAAAACTATGTATAATTTTATCAGAATTAATAAATTCATCTATATATTTTTTTTCATATGGAGAAATTCTTGAATCAGTATCTCTTGACATCCATATTTCAACATCATCATCATTTAAAGCATAAAATTTCCATAACATACCAAATTGTCCAGGTTGTTTCCAATTAATTGCTCCAGATGGTTTTTCTATAAAAATCAATTCTGTATTATCTAATGATTTTAATTTTTCAATAATTTGATATGGAACAGTATTATCGTAATAATATCTACAAATCCATTCATGAAAGTATTTTTTAGCTAATAATGCATTTTTTATAGCACCGATTGTATAACATGGAATATTACCCCACAAAGAAAATGCTATTATTTTTTTCATTATTTAAATATAATTATATAATATATTTATATTTAAATGAATAAAATATCTATTATAATTCCAACATTTAATAGATTTTATTATTTATTAAATACTATTGATTCTATAAAAAATCAAACTTATAAAAATATAGAAATTATTGTAGTAAATGATAATTCAAGTCAAAAAGAATATTATGAATATGATTGGCAACTAAATGATATTATATTTATAAATTTACAAAAAAATACAAAAAAAATATTTGGATATGCATGTGCAGGTTATGTAAGAAATAAAGGTATAGAAAAATCAACAGGAACTTTTATTGCTTTTTGTGACGATGATGATATATGGTTTCCAAATAAATTAGAATTACAAATGAATGCTATTAAATCAACTGGTTGTAAAATGTCATCTACAGATGGATTAAATGGTCATGGAATTTATGATAATAATAAAGAATATAAAATATATCTAGGTGATAGTTTAAAAAATTTACAAATTTTATTTAAAAATAAAAATAGCAATTTATTAGATAATGGATTTCCTAATATATGGAATCAAGATTTTTTAAAAATTCATAATTGTATTATATGTAGCAGTGTTTTAATAGAAAAAAAAATTTTAGATAAAATTAATAATTTTAAACATATGAAACCACCTGGAGAAGATTACGATTGTTGGTTAAGAGCATTACAATTTACTAATAGTGTTTTTCTTAAAAATGTTTTATTTTATTATGACAATAATCATGCTGATGGATCTAACTGGTATTAAAAAAGTTATTTTCCTCCCCAGTTAGTTCTAAAATTTTCCAATTCATTATTATAATTAATATTTAATTGTGAAAATAATTCATTTTGTATAAATATCATATTACCAGTATGTAAAACAAATTTATATCCTTTTTCTATACCTAATTTAAACATAGGTCTAAAACCTGTTCCTTGATATTTATTTTCTTCATGAATATGTAATTCATTATTAGTCATAACAGAAGAATTAATTTCAACTATAACTATTTTTGGTTTGTATACTTGTAAACTTTTCCAAATTTGATAATCATATGAATCTACATCTATAGATAAAATATCAAAATTTTTTGGTATATCTGTTCTTGCTAATATATTATCTAAACTATTTAAATTATTTTCTGGACTTACAAATTCATTCATAGGTATTATATTTTTATATAATAATGCTGTTTTTACTAAGTCGTTAAATTTAATTTTATCACCTTCTATATAAATTCCTTTAAAATTATTACTTTTAATTAAATTAAAAGTATTACTACATTTTATACCATCCCAAGCGCCAAATTCACATACCCATCCACTTTTTATATTTAATCTATTTAATAATTCTTCAATTATTCCATCTTCTCCTTGTGAAGAATATATATTTTTATTGTATTTATTCCAAAAATTATTTGTATACATATAATATTGTATATATAAATATATTTATATTTATATTTATAATTAATAAACTATTACTAGTTTTTATAAACTATTACTAGTTTTTATAACCTTTTAAATGTTTCAATAAATTATTTTTATTATGTTCTCCAAATCTATTTAATTCATCCTCGTTAACTTCAAAAATAGTATTTTTTGAATAAAGCTTTAAGTCTATATTTTCTCTATCTTTTAATATTTTGTCTGAATTTTTATATATTACACCTGCCTTAACAACACCATAAGGTTCTCCATAAAAGCTACATATATTTTCAACTATTCTTAAAGCAATAAAATTAGGATGATTATTTTTAAAATAATAACCTCCTAAAATTTCTAATCCACCATTTAAATGTTTTATATTATATTTTTTATAATTTAATTCGCAAAAAGATAAAAAATCTATAAAAAAATTTTTTTTTATACAGAATGGTTGGACATTAAATATATAACTATCTGGTTTTAATGTATTTGCCATTGTAAATTTTTTACTATTATATTGAACTATAGAACCAGTATAAGGTTCGGAAGATGTTGATAATTTTATTATTTTAATATTATCATTCTTGTTAAGAATATCTACAATTTCATTAATACTTTTTTCTTTTATTATAGCTGATGGTAACATATCATCAATATTAACAAAAATATTATTATTATTTATATTATTTAAATAATAAGTTATTCGTTTATACAAATTTCCACCACTACTTATATTAGATAAATGACCATATATTAAAATTTTAATATTATATTTTTTTATTTCTTTTAATAAATCAGGATTTATATCTATATCTGTACATAAATAAATATCAAAAGAAAATTCTAGATACTTTTTAATTAATTTTAAATATGGTAACCATAATTCTGAGTAAAGATTACAAGTTAAGTACATAATTGATATATCCATTATATATATATATATATATATAAGTATATAAATTTAATTATATATATAAGTATATAAATTTAATTATATATTTTAATTATAGATATGTTAATTATAAGAGAAAAATGTTGTATTTGCAATAGTAAAATTGTACATTTTGAATCTTTTAATAATTATCCAATTAAATTTAGTATGAGTAAAACCCTTGAATATGAATTTAAAGATTTAAAATTTATGAAATGTGTAAATTGTAATACATTTCAATTAGGTGAACTAATTCCATTAGAACAATTATATTCTCATGCTCATAATAATCAGATAATAGGAAAAACTTGGATAAATCATTTTAAAGAGTTCGCTGCTTTTATAAATTTTAACGATAATAATTTAAAAAAT